CGAATGCACCGGAAAAGCCGGTCAGCGCGTCCGACCTCATCCGCCAACAGCAGGAAATCCTTGCCCGCAACGGCGAGAACCAGCGCAAGCGCCAGCAGTTCCATGAGCTGGCCCGCCAGCGGGATGCAGCACTGGAAAAAATGCACCGTCTGGATGAGCGCATCGCCGAATTGACTGCACAGAGGGAAGAAGTGAGCAAGAAGCACACGCTGCTGTTCACGCAGGCCATGGATGCCAGTAAAACGGCGGAACAGCTGCAGGACGAATCCACTGCCGAACTGGAAGCATCCATCCGGGACATCGAAGAGATCAACCGCAAGGTGCGGGCCAATCTGGAAAAATCCCGGGCCGAGGACGAAGCCGCCCGGTATGCCAGCGATTACGACAAGCTCACCGAAGCCATCACGCAGAAGCGTGCCGACCGTATGGCCCTGCTGAACGGTGCCGACCTGCCCCTGCCGGAGCTGAGCGTGGAGGACGGCGCACTTACCTATAAAGGCAAGCACTGGCGGGATATGTCCGGCAGCGACCAGCTGCGGGTGGCCGCCGCCATCGTCCGCCGCCTGAACCCGGACTGCGGCTTCGTGCTGCTGGACAAGCTGGAACAGATGGACATGACCACCCTGCAGGAGTTTTCCGCATGGCTGGAAGCAGAACACCTGCAGGCCATTGCCACCCGGGTCTCCACCGGCAGCGAGTGCCAGATCATCATTGAGGACGGCATGGTGAAGGATGCCGAAACTTCCCTGCCGCCCGTCACCGAAAAGCCCCAGCAGAAAAGCTGGACGAAAGGAGCGTTCTAAATGAGCAAATATGCAGTTACCACCGGCATCCAGAATTCGCCGGTCAAGACCGTGCTGTACGGGCCCGAGGGCATCGGCAAAAGCACCTTTGCATCCCATTTCCCGAACCCTGTTTTCATCGACACCGAGGGCGGCACCAAGCGGCTGAACGTCAAGCGCCTGCCCCAACCCACCAGCTGGGCCATGCTGCTGGATGAGGTGGCCGAGGTACGCAAGGGCAGTGTCCCCTGCGGCACGCTGGTCATTGATACCGCCGACTGGGCTGAACGCCTGTGCATTCAGGCCGTGTGTGCCAAAGCCAAGGTGAACGGCATCGAGGATTTCGGCTACGGCAAGGGCTACACCTATGTTAAGGAAGAGTTCGGCAAGCTGCTGGACGCGCTGGAAGAGGTGCTGCAGGCCGGGCACAACGTGGTGGTGCTGGCCCATGCCGCTATTACCAAATTTGAGCAGCCGGATGCCGTGGGCAACTACGACCGCTGGAACATGAAAACTTCCAAACAGGTGGCCCCGCTGCTGCGCGAGTGGTGCGATATGCTGCTGTTTGCCAACTACAAGACCGTTGTGGAAAAGGTGGGCGACGGCAAGAACGCCAAGAGCAAGGCCAGCGGCGGCAGGCGTGTACTGTACACCGCGCATCACCCCTGCTGGGATGCAAAAAACCGCTTTGACCTGCCGGAGGAAGTACCCTTTGACTATGCCAGCATTGCCGCCTGCATCCCCGGCGCAATGTCTGCACAGGCACCAAAACCGGAACCGCAGCCGCGTTCCCAGCCGGAAGCCGACATCCTGCCCAGCCCGCAGCAGGAAGCAAAGCCGGTGGCTCAGCCGCAGCCCGCACCGCTGCAGGAAAGCTCCGAGAAAAATGTTCTGCTCAGTCTGGGCGTGCCCGAAAAGCTGGCCGCTCTGATGAGCGCCAACAAGGTCAGCTGTGAAGAGCTGCAGGGCGTTGTGGGCAAACGGGGCTATTTCCCGGAGGATATGCCCATCAAGGACTACCCCGCTGACTTTGTAGAGGGCTGTCTGATCGCCGCATGGCCGCAGGTGTTCCAGATGGTGCTGGATAACCGTGATATCCCGTTTTAACAGGCTCCCTCACGGAGGGAGCTGGCACGTGTAAGCGTGACTGAAGGAGTTTTATAATAAAGGAGTAATTACTTATGAACGAAATGAACACCACCGACCGCGCCCTGGGCTGGGACGACGAATTTACCAACGAGCAGCAGGAGTTCGTGCTCCTGCCCGAGGGCGAATACTACTTTGAAGTCACGGGGATGGAGCGTGCCCGTTTTGAGGGCAGCG